CAGTGGTTCGTATCAAATCCGCGCTGTGAGGGGTTGACATGCCTGGAGCGTTAGACAGCTTATTCAAAAGTGTTGCCAAGTCAGTTGTTGCTGATTTGGGTAAGTCATTAGACACAACGATTACTTACACCCGCAAAGCTTCTACCAGTTACAACGTAACAACAGGTGCTGTAACAACAACCGACACGAGTTATTCGTTTAACGCTCCAATCGAATTTATTGTTTCTGATGAAGAGGGTGGTTACCAGGAAAATACTGCTCGACTTTATATAACGCCAGATCAAATTGGGGATAATCAAGCAACATTGCAAGATGAGGTTTCATTGCAGTTTGCTGGTTCAGCAAGAGCGGCCAAGATTCAAGACATCAGAACATTTAGAGGTGATCAAGAGTATATGTATATTCTTCGGGTGGTGTTCTAATGACACTTGTAAATGCCAGAGCTGCGCTTGAGACTGCAATCAACACTGCAGTCACAGCAGCGGATGCCACGGTTTCAGTAGTCTTCGACAATATGCCATTTACAGCGCCAGGTAAAGATAAAAAATATGTTTTAGTGGCGGTCAACTTTGATCAAGCAACGATTCAAGCACATGGTGCTGCTGTTGATCAATATGCTGGAACGGTGCAATGCGGCATTTTTACACCAAGAGATAAAGGTAGTGCTGTAGCGGCTGCGATCGCAGAGTCAGTTATTGATGGGTTGACTTCTGTAAATGCTTCTGGCTACACGGACACTTATTCGGCAAAGCCGCGTGTTGGTCAAATTACTGGACCAACGGCTGTAACTGAAGAAAACAACAGTCATTTTGTCAGTGTGGTGCGCTGTACGTTTACCGCGATCTAATGGCAAAACCGATTACAGAGCTTACTAAAGATATTCGTAAGTTGATTGAAACGGGCCGTGAAACCGCTGGTCCAGTCATTATTCAATCATTGCAAAGTGAAGGTCCGTGGTGGACTTCTAGTTTTGGGCGTAAATGGCAATTAAGCCAAAATGCTATTAAGCCAACAGATGATCGGCCTGGCTTTGATAGAGACATTGAAAATGGTATTCCTGCCCGAACGACAGTTCCAAAACCGAGCAAAAACAGCCCCGTCACAGTTTCTTCGCTGCGTTTTCCAATTAAAAGTCCGATGTATATCGGCAACTCGGCCTCATACGCAGGTTTTGCTGTCAACAACCCAAACGCAACAGTGCCTCGTCGAGGAGGTGGTACGGCTACTTACGAGCAGCATAAAAACCGAGATGGTTTTCAGTTGACATCTAAAAATCAAAATCCTGATTGGTACAAGGTTTATACGCAATCAGGTGGCGTGCTGGGAGATTTAGACAAAGCGTTCAAAGCTACTCGTCTGGGATAAGATATATTGTGCTAGTTGACTGAGTTTTATGACTGAAACACGCGCAATCGACAAACTGTGTGAGGCGTTTAGCGTTGAGCAACGCAGCAGCTACACAATTAAAAGTGGTGAAGAGGTTGTCCTTAAGCTGTATTGGAAGCCTTTGACGATTGCTGATCGTGATGCAATTAACAACTCGTTGAAGGCGCTGAACATTGGCGCGGCTGAGGACAACTTGGATTTTGCAATTCAGATGGTCATCCGCAAAGCGGAAGACGAAGCTGGCAACCGGATCTTCTCGGACGGTGACCGTGCCAAGATCCGTAACCGCTTGCCTTTGAGCATTGTGCTGGACATCATGTCCAAAATGCAGAGCATGGATGAGGTGGAAGAAGCAGACGACCTTAAAAGCGAGGATTGATAAGGATCACTTTCTGTTCCTGCAGTTCTTCATTGCTGAAAAGCTAGGTATGACACTGGCTCAACTTCGAGCCAGCATGTCAATGGAAGAGCTAGTTGCTTGGAGCGCATACTGCTCAGTCAAGTCTGATCGAGAGCAGAAAGAGATTGAACGGAGTCGTCAGCAGGCTCGATATCGCCGTGTGCGCTAACCTGAAGGCAATGTCTTCGGGTTAGTCGTGGCCGCTGAGTACGAAGTCAATATCAAGCTTAATAGCAGGGAGATTGAGACTCAGCTTGGGCAGATAGATAGAAAAATTGCCAAAATTGGAAAACCGAAAGGCGGAAGCTCTGGGAAAAGGGCTGGTATTGCTGGGCTTCTTCCTAGCTCGACAGAATTAAAAGCCGCCGAAAGAGGTCTTACTCAGCTAACTGCTAAAACAAAAAACATTCAAAGCATACAGGATAAATTTTCTGAAAGAAGAATTCGTGCATTAACCCGGAGCAATAGTCTTAATGAAAAAGAACTGCGATTAAACCGGCAGCTGACTAATGAGGCTAGGCAGCGTCTGCGTTTATTAAGCCAGTCGGGAGCAAAGGGTTTTGACGCAACGCGGCCTCAAGGTCGTCAAATGTCTGAAAATATAAATGCTCTTACAAATGCTCAAGAGAAAAGAGCAAGACTTGTAAATAAGATCAACGAAATGGAGGCCAGGGGCCTTAATGTTGACAAGCTAAGGAAACAGCTAGGAAAAGCTACAACTGAGCAGAGTGCAAGGCGTTTTGCTAGCGCTACTAAAGAATTTAGGCTGCTTGAAAAAACAATAAGGCTGGAAGAGTCAAAACTAAGAATTTTAAAACAACAACAACAAGGGTTTGCGTCTAGCCCAATTCGTGGTGGTGCAAACATGCCAGGATCTCCTCTTGCTCGTCAAGCAAGAAATAAACGGCTTGAGCAAGTCGGTCTTGGCGCTGGTTTTCCACTGCTGTTTGGCGGTGGTGCGGGTTCAGTTATTGGCGGCGGCGTAGGCGGCCTGACTGGATCTTTTGGAGCGCAAATTGCTCTTAGTGCTGCTGGTCAACAAATAGATCAGCTTATAGGAAGGACAATTGCGTCAGCTGAGTCTTTAACTTCCGTTGGCACGGCACTTGATTTTTTAAGAAAACGGTCTTTATTTAGTTCAGAAGAATCTGAACAGTTAGCAAGAAAACTTGAAAATCAAGGTGATTTAGCTGGTATAGCGGCTTTGGTTACCGAAGAGTTGAATGACGCTTTAGGACCGGACGGGATTCAAAAAATGAAAGACTTGGCTGAAGAGACAAAATTAGCTAAAAAACAATTTGGTGAACTAACAACTAATCTTGAGCTTTTAATTTCTGGCCCGCTAACTAATGTTCTTGGAATTATAAATGAAATTTTAGGCGTAAGAGTAACTCAAAATAGATTCTCTACGGCTTTAGAAAAAGCTATAGATGCTGCTCCAGAGCGCAAAAGTGAAATAAAAGCTTTGATGGAAGGCGAGCGAAATTTAGGTGTAAATGTTCGCGGGCTTTTAAGTAGTGCGATTTTTGGGTCAAGAACAGCGGCAGGCGTGGCTGATATTCAAGGATTCGACACAAAGGCATTAGAAAGAATGACTGAATCTTTGAATCAAATTATTAAGGAAGCAGATATTCCAAAAACTGCATTGCCAATTACGGAAGAAGATCGCGAAAGATTTAAGCCTAAAAACTTTAAAGCAACACCCAAAGAAAAGCTGCAACAACGTTTAGACAAGCTTGAAGAGGAGCGCAAAAAAGTTCTTGAGATTTCTCGTTTCAGAGACAAAATTGCCGCAGCAGAAGCTGCTGAGGATGAAGAGCTTGTTATTCGACTGCAAGGCGAGCAACGAATAGCTGAAATTGAAGCAAGCCGACTAAAGGATTTAGTTGGAATCACTGAGCAACGTGAAATAGACACTATCAATATCGGAAAAGCTACTGAAAAATTAGCGGCTCATCGCGCCACAGAGCGTGAGCTGGGTGAATTGCAACTGCAAAGGCAGCAAAAATTTGAAGACACAATCGAAGATTTAGAGCATCAACTTGCATTAGCCCAGGCAACAACTGAGCAAGAGCGGGAACAGCTTCGGATTGAAAAAAAACTTCAAGACCTAAGGGATGATGGACTGTCCGAATCGCAGATTGGACAAATTGGCGATCTAATGCAGCAAATATCTGCAGAAAACAGTCCCCTTAATCAATTTATTAAACAATCGATTGAAAGCTTGAATAATCTTGAACAGCACGCTGTTGAGGTGGCTCAAGGTATTGGAAATGCGATTGGCAACTCGCTTACAAGCGGGATGCAAAATCTGGTTTCTGGAGCGGCAACTGCTAAGGAAGTTTTTGCAGATATGTTGAAGAGCATTGCTGATGTATTGGCTCAGCAAGCTGCAAAAATGATTTCGACCTACATCGCGATTGGCGTAGCCCGCATGTTCGCTGGCTTTGATTCAGCTGGCGCTTTTAGTCGAGCTCCAAGTGATGCTGCTAAATCTGCTGCTGCCAAAGTATTTAGCCAACCTGCAGAACCATTTAGGCTCGGAGCATTTGCAGAAGGTAGTTACGCACAAGGTGGTTACGTTTCCGGCCCTACTCGCGCCCTAATTGGCGAAGGTGGCCAGCCGGAGTACGTTATTCCAGCCAGCAAAATGACAGAAGCCATGGGAC